GAACTCGCACTCAAATTCTTGCCTGAACTGATCCCTAGATGTGTTGCGGATCATGTCATCTGCCCATGCTTGATCTCGTCCAGGAACGTCTGACCAGTGAACATCAACACGAGCAAAGTTATTCTTGTCTTGCTCAGATTCAATCCATATCTTATGAAATAGATCCATACCATTTGGTGTTGAGGTAATGAGAACTTTAGTCGAGGCGCCAGATGAAATTGTTGGGAACACAGATGAAAAGAATTGATCTTGCAGGTTTCTAGGAACGAAGGCAAACTCGTCAAGATAGATTAAATTGAACGAACGACCACGAATAGCAGATGATGTTGTTGCACCCGCAAGACATTTAGAACCGTTTTCTAATTCAATTGATTTCTTGTTCCATTCAACTATGCCTTGTTGTAGCCATTTAGGCAACCATTCGTAAGCCAACTGCATACGAGAAAGGATTTCAATTGACTGTGATTCTTTGTTGGCAAGAACAGCGCAATTAAAAGTTTCATTGAAAAGAAGTTTGTGTAGAAGATATCCAACAACCCCTGTTGTCTTGCCAACCTGACGAGGCATCTTGCATACTGAATAACGATTGTTATCAAATGTCTTAAACATTCTTTTTTGATATTCGTATGGTTGAAACTGAATAAGTCCTTTATCAACATGAACAATTTTTACATAAGTTGCACAGAAATATTCAACATCACCTGCACACTTAATATACTCAGCAATCTGCTCCTTGCTAAATTCAAGTTTAATATTAGAGCGTTTTAGGTTGGCATTACCTAAGTATGCCGTTGATGCTTGTGTATTCATTTGTTTTTCTTAACAATACAAAATCCCATACTTACTCTTATAAGATTTTGTTTTTGAGTAGGTGTTACCATATGAGGCAGATAATTAGGAAATAAAATCATAGAACCTTCTCTGTAAGGAACGCTAATATTTTTTTCATAATAAGGATATGTTTTTAATTTTCCCGGAACATATACTTGTCCTTTAACCCATGCACAAGGATCTTGAAAAACAATAGATCCAGGAGCAACGTAACTGCCACCCAATAAATTAATTATATCATTTAAATTTTGTTTTTTAGAAATGTGTTCACCTTCTTCAATACCTGAAGTAGGATAATAAACGCCATTGAAAAGTGTTTCGCCATATCCATGCATGTGAGGAAGATGCATAGAATATGCAGATTCAGTTTTGGTTAACCAAAATCTTTCACAAGAAAGATAAGATTTTAAATCACCTTGATATCCTGCTTTAAATAAACTAGGTATAGAAATATTAAAAAATATTTCTTGTAATTCTTTAAATAAATCATATTTTTTTTCTAAATCATATATTTCAAACACACCTTCATGATGGGTTTTTTGCATTTCAACATTTAAAGCTATATCTATTATTTTTTTATTTAATTCTCGAGAATTTTCCCCTAAATTAATTACACTAAAAGGAATAGGATATAAATTTAAATTGATAGTTTGCACTTTTTCAAACATGATATATTATTTTTCACTTTCTTGCTTTATCATTTTCAATAGTTCAGCAGATGATCCAACAAACAGGTTATTATTTGTCACCTGCTTATCAGGTGTTCTATCATCACGGGTTAATTCTTTATTATCTTTATTCAACTGCATAAGGTCTTTGTTTGCATCAAGCATCGTTTTCATAAGGTTTGTTGCAACCTCAAACGCTCTTGCAGATTCTGATTGCTTTGCAATATCAATAATATCTTCTAGAGCAGACATGCCTTTTTCAATAACGTCATAAGTATTGCGTCTTGCATACTCAAAGTCATTCGTATCAATCTTAGGTTTTGCTGGAAGCAACTCAATCATCTTTGTTGGCTGTGTTGGGATATCAATACCTAAACTTTGAGAGATCACATCATCTTTAGCCATTTGGGAATAATGTCTTTGTGTCAATATAACCGTAAGGATCGATTTCTTGAATCTGTGAATAAGGAATAGTATCAGCAAGAACTGTTGTTGGGTTTCCGTTAGCATCAAGACCCGGACGAACTGCTTGCAATTCTACAGGAAGAACTTCATCAATTGGTGTGTCAATATCAACAGGAATGCTGTAGTTGATATTAACAATCTTAGCCAATTTAGATTGCGTTACTGGACCATACAAGTATGCTTTCATCATAAAGTTGATTGTGTATATTAAAGCACGTCTTTCAGTAAATGCAGAATCATAAGTATCTTCGATTTGAATAGGACCAATCACAATAGGAATATCTGTATACTGATCAAAATCAGGAAGAAGTTTTGCAGAGATTGTCCATTCAGGTGTAAAGTATGGAAGAATTTGCTCAACAATACGAGTCATATCTTCTGTATTCTTTGCCATGATTGTAAGAGAAAAATCAATATCATAAGGAACAGGCGTAAATACTTTTTTGTAGACATTGACACCAGTGATATTATTTGCAGTCATTGCAGCTCTTGTTGTCTGCAATTTACGGTCAGCAGCGTATGATATGTTTGTAACTTCAAATGCCATACGTGGAAGTTGAATTGCTTGAACAGCAATGCCGTCTGGGTTTCCTACAGCACGAGCAAGATATTTCTCACGAGGCCCGTAGGCAATAGGAACCTTAAGTGTCTGAGCAACAGTTCCTGATTGATTGACACGCTCAATACGAATGTTATTAAACAGCGTGCCAAAGATGATAACATATTTTCTAAACAGTGAATGATAGAATGGGACTGAAAGCATTAAATTCTTACGCCCCCTTCTGAGAACGGATCAATTTCTGTAAAGTCAATAAAGTCGATATTTGTTCCAAGATCATAGACATCATTGTCTGCTTGAACATCAATTGTATCAAGGCTATAGTTCTCGTTCAGGATGCTTTCGCCATATTCTGTTGTTAATGTGTCGCCGTTTTCTGCCAATAGCACATAACTATTATCTGTCAATGAAAGCGCATTATACGTATCATCTATTCCAGGTATACCTGTGTTGAAGATATCTGAGTTACCTTCATATAGCTCACAGACAATATCATATGTCTGTAAAGCACCTAGTTGATAGAAGATTGCTTTCTTGTTTACATATTTAATTTGATACAAAGATGAAGTCAATGGAAACCAAATAATATCACCTTCAGTTGGACGAGATTCAGATGTATATCTACCAACTTCTTGATTGAATATTCTTTGAGACATAGTGAATGTAATTTGGTCACGAACTTCAACACCAAACTTAGAAAGGAACTCGCCATCACCTTGAAACCCATCAACATTTTGAATATACATCTCAACGAAGATAGGATTATCAAAGGTGCTATACTGAACATCACGGAAAACATCTGAAATACTGTTCTCTGTTCTTGGGATGTAATACATGTCTAGACCATACATCTTGATTGACTCAATAATGAGATCTTCTATTAGTGTCTGTTCATTAGATGCGCCGAAGTTATTAAAATAAAAATTGGTCGCCATCTATTATCCAATCATGTCATAAGCTGGTAACGAATAGCTCATGCTCATTTCTGCTTCCATCTTTTCAATATCTTCTACGGCATCATTGTAGATCTTTTCGCCGTTGAATGTGACACCACCTGGCAACTGAATACCATTGAACTTAGTTAAATTTGTGCCCCATTGTTTCTTTATCAATGCAGCAGCATAGCGCTGCAACCAGCGATCACTCCATGTGTCTGGGAACTTGACTGGGTCAATGATTTGATATGCTTCAACAACAAGATAAGAACCAGAATCAATCTTTGACCAGTTAACATCAATATAAAGACGATTGGTGTTTCTATTATAACGAATTGGTTGTTTTCCAACAAGAAGATTTTCAAGCAACTGGATGTGTTGGAATGCCATATAATACGGCACCATTGATTGATAGGTCAAGGTATAAAGATCATTTAAAGCAATCTGATAGCGTAGGTTGAAGATATTGTTTGTTGCAATATAGTCGCCGATATCAAAGATGTTTACTGCACCAATGATGTTCTGTGGCAAAGTAACATATCCACCAACATAACCAGAAAGATCTGCACCAGAACCTGTTGAAGTTGTGATAGTAATAGTAGGATCTATTCTATAGTTAGACCCGTTGTTTGTCATAGTTATTGTATTGATAGTACCATTGGCATATGTTACTAATGTTGCAGTAGCACCTGAAGCATTTGTATCACCGGAAGCTCTAGTAATAACAACAGTATCAGTATTAGAATACGCTGTGCCTCCATCATTGACTATGATTTCTTTAATAGCATCTGGACGATCTGCTGCCGTAAAGACATAACGATAATACATCTTTTCTGTACCATCGAAGTGATAGTCATAGTAATACTTTAGCGCTTCATCAATACGATCTTCAACCTGGTCATCATCAACATTGATTTCAATTACAGGTTTGCCTATCTTACGAAGGCAGTATTCTTTGAATTCGGCTCTAGTTCTTGGTGTTGCCATTGGTATAAATCTCCATTTTGATTATTTATGAAGATTCATACTCCAAGCATTTCTTTGAAAGCTTCTGTATGAGCTTCACGTTCTGCTAAACCAATTGTGCCGCCATTGATACGTTTGGTTACTTTTGTAACGTCATCAGTATCTGCCAACTCATTTAGTCCGTTGTTTGCCCAGAACCATGCAGCAGATTCAACAGCACCTTCTGGTGTTGTTAGGTATTCGACTGCTTCTTCAAGTGTTGACTCAATTCCTTCTGCAAATTTCTCGTAATTTGATTTGCCAGTCAACTGAATTAATCCACGACCACGATAGCGATACCCATCACCCGATTCTACAGGACCATTACCCATACGCCCACCATATACTAGGTTGGCGATTTTTTCTGGTTTCTTTGCATAGTCATTAGTGTCTTTATCACGGAAATACTTTGGAAAGATCTTTGAAAGTGTTTCTGCTTTGTAGTTTAGATTTTCTTCAACAGCACGAAACCCACCTGACTCATGTGATGTCTGTGCAAGGAAGTGTGCCATGCGGAGAGG